GGTGCCGATTTCCCAACTGGTCCCATCTTCTATGACATATCGTACAAGGTCGCCGTCAACCACACCCGCCGCAGCGAACGTCTGGTAGCCGCTCTCCGCGCTGCCCAAAGTAATAGTCCCCGTGCCTGTCGTGGACGTGGAGACTTTTGCCCTATTGACCAGCGTCACCATAAGCTAAACCCCTTACGCCGGATCGGGGATGCCCACGGTGAACGACCCAAGAGTGAAGGTGTTCCCGGTGGTCAACGCCTGCGAAGCGGTCAACGAGCCGGTGACAAGCAAGCGGCTGTTGGTTGTGTCAACCAGCGCATAGTGCGTCGCCGTTCCGGTGCCCGTCACAGAGCCGTCCGTGATTGCGGCAACGACAACTTCGCGCCCGCCACCGGCTCGGTTCTGCGGAGCGCCGATGCTCAGTGTGGTGCTGTTCCCCAGAGTGCTGGTGCTCGTTGCATCCGCGTAGCTTGTCGCTTCCTGTGATGTGATGTGGACGGCATTTGCCTCAGTGTCGAGGACGGTCAAACCGTTGTCGAACACGCGATCATTAAGGGTAGCCACGGTCTATTCTCCTTGTGGATTCATGCGCCGTCGAGCGACGCTGGGTTTTATCTGTCACGCAAAGCGCACGCCCTTGACACGCATGTTAGAACGCCGTGTGTCACGCCCTTTTGCGTCGTCGGCACCTTGGAAAAACTTGGTTTTGTAGTAGGCAGCGAGTTCCAAGTTGGTCCACTCTTTACCCGGAGTAACCGTAAGAGATGCTATCGCCCCGCAGGCGATATTTCTTCCGTGCGCCTTGAAGATGAAGTCTTCGACGCCAGAGGACGACGGAGCTGGTTTTAGTACGACCGTCGCATACAGCGTGTAGGCGCGGTCCGGCGTCGGGAAGAACCGCACCTCTTGGTCCTCGAACAAACTGTAATGTCGAGGCATCCCCTTAGGGGCCGTCGGGTTGTTGTTGGAATGCAGTTCGGAGACCCGAGACAGTAGTAAACCGTCTACATGGACGGAAACCACGTTCTCCAGCGCAGCGCCGCCGGGAATTCCCACGAAGTAATCGGAGACGCCGTCAACGGTTTGCTCGGCCGGGGTCCGGTAGGTCCAAACTTCGCTGCGCTCACAAAAGTCGATGGCGGCGTCTCGAATATGGTTGTCGATAACTACTTCAGGGCAGCCGGGAACGTGTGGCTGCACCAGACGGTAGAACTCTTCCCAGCGGGTCGCCATGTCATGTCACCGAGCTTGCATTGTTCGGCGATACCGCGCTGTCGGTCTGTGACTTCGCCCCAATTGCAGAGTTGAACGCTTGGTAGGAAGCCGAAGCGCGAGCCTCGTTCGCACCATACTCTGCATCCTTCGAGTAGGCCCGGTACAGCACCCAGTCGATGATCGGGCTGGTGTAGATGTCGTCGACCTTGATGACCTCAGTGCTGCCGGTATCCGGGTTCAGCTCGCTCTCCGTCAGTGCGTGGGCCTGCGGAGCGTCGGCATAAACCACCTCGATCTGCGCATTGGTAGAAGCCGGTGGGTAGACGAAGAACTCTTTGGGTTGGCGCGGGTCGAAGGTGTAGTGCTGGATGTTTACCGTCGGGGTCTCCGAGTGCCAAGCGGGGCGCTGGTCATCCAAGACACTGCGCGCGACAAGGCGAACCACCTTCTTCGTAGAAGTCGCAGCGACGTTGCGCGTCACGTCCAGAAGGCGCAGCGACGAAGGGAACGCTGTAGCCAGTGTCTGGCGGGAACCCTCCACACACGTGAAGCTGCCCGACTTCGCATTTGCGTCCGGGCGCAGCAGTGTAATCGCTAGGTAGGACTCGTTGATCCAGTTCTGGAGTTCGAGCCGGGGCCAGCGGATGTTGGTGTCCTGAAGGACGTCCTCAACCCGCCGGATAATGTCGGTTACTTTAACTGTCGCCATCTGTCCGCGCCTCATTCACGTCGGGGGTGCCGGGGTTGTCCCCCGCAGGCGTATCCGCGCTGGGGGCTGGTTTGCGCTTGGTCGAAGTTTTGGTTTTTTCGGCGGCGGGGGCCTTTGCCAGCTCTTCGCCTTCAGCCGTCAGCACCATCGCGTCACCGACGATTTTGGCCACGACGACGCGCTTGTCGCCGATGCGGGCAATCGCACGGTTGCATGCAATCTCTGCACCAGTGGCTTCGATGATCTTGAATACGTCCATAACCACTCTCCTGTTGTTGTAACGGGAGGGGCCGAAACCCCTCCCATCAGGTCAGTCGTTAGGTGGCCGAGCCGACCAGAGCAGAAACCAAGGCTTCGTCTTTGACGACCTTGCGGCCGTACACAGCCAGACCACGGACAATGTCGCCGAAGTCAGTCTGGTTGCGAAGCGGCTCAGTCTTGCTGATCTGCGAGGCGAAGGCGCAGGACGCCTTGGTGCCTGCAACCATCATCCGACGGTTCTTGGCGTTGGTCAGGGTTGCACCCGACGCAGTTGCCGAGAGGCCCGGAACCAGTGCACGGCCAGCAGCACCCTTGGGCATCAGGTTCGACACATAGACCGTGAAGCGGTCCAGCATGCCGACCTTACCGGTGCGGATCGTCGAAGACGCATCACCGGTGAAGTATGCCTGTGCGATGTCGGTCTGCATGAGCAGCTGACGGTCGTACGGGGTGATGATGAGCCAGCGGCCTTCTTCCGGCACGTTCTGCTCGTCCAGAGCCGCCGACATGCGGAGGATGGTCTTCAGAACGTTGGACGGGGTTGCTTGGTCGATGGGGGCAATGTCGGTTCCGAGGTTGTACTCGGACGACAGAGCGCCAGCGGTGGCACCCACGTTGGCAGCATCGGCACCATCGGTCACGAACCACTGGAAGAAGCAGTCGTTCTCGATGTTGATCTTCAGCTGCTTGGCAGCGTCGTCGGTGAACATGTTCATCAGGTCCATGTCGGCCTGATGCGCCAGCACATCGTTGACCTGCACGCTGAAGTACTTGCCCTGCGTGATCTGCATGTCGGTGTAGATCGGTGCGGGAACTTCAGACGAGAGGGTCGAGCCAGCTCCGCCGTAATCACGGATCGTGATCGACGGTGCAGTGCGGATGCGGATGGTATCACCCTGATTTTTGATCTCGCCTTCCCAGTCGGTGTTGGCGATTTCAGTCATCATGGTGCTGGCGTAGAACTTAGCGTTCAGCTTGTTCGACCAGAGTTGCGGGATAAAACCGCCGGTGTACTCGGGGCTGGTGGTAAAGTCACCAGTAGTCGGGAAAACAGCCATTTTGGCCTCCTTAGTTGGTCAACCAGCTGCTTACATGTTAGCACATTTTATAGGCGAACACGACCTTCAAGGTACGCAGCTGTAAGTTCAGCTTCAAGTTTGGCCGCCTCGTCCGCTTGCCCCCGCCCGTTCAAAACCCGGATTTTGGTCCAAGCCGCCTCAACCTCACGGGCTGAGTAGACTTTGGCGTCCTTACCCACGTTCTGCGTCCGCGCGGAGTTTGCGGAACGGTTTGGCGCAACCTGCTTCTCGAGTTCGGCTTGGCGCTTCTCTTTCGCTGGCTCTTGCGTATCAGCGACGCTGCTCTTCCACAGGTTCACGTAGTGTGCGACTGCTTCAGCGTCACCGGCGTCAAAAGCCGTCTTTGCCTGAGTTCGACGCGGTGCCCGGAGCATGGGATCATACTCGTTTAGCCACGCGACCCAACGTTCGTCCCGGTCAACCTTCTCAAAGTCAGGCACAAGCTGCGCCAGTTTCTGAGAAAAGCCCATTTGACCGATCTGGCTACCAGTGGTGGAAACTTTCGCTTCCAAGTCCTTGATAACCTTAGCTTGTGCCTCAAGCTGCTCCTGATACTCAGCAGCAACCTCGCGAGCCACGCGCCGTTGAACGTCGATCAACTCTTCACCAAATTCGGCCCGATCTGCATCGGTCACATAACTGACTTTCTCCTTCGGCTTTGTCGGCTCAGCTGGCTTGGGGGCCTCGGCAGCTTTGACAAGCTGTGTGACCCGTTCTGTCAGCTCCTTGACCTGCTGGTGCAGGCGAGGAACTTCGGCGTCATACTTCCCCTGAAGGGTGCGGTATCTCTGCTCGAAGTCGTCCGCTACGTCCGTCGGCGACGTGTCAGCTGGCTTTGCGTTATCAGGTCGGGGTGCTTCCTCGGTCTTAGGGTCGGTAGCTTCCACCGTAGTATCCGCTTGGTCTTCCGCTTTAGCCGCTTTGGCATCTTTCGGTGGTTCCTCGCGGGCCTTTAGTGTCTTCTCCAGTTCTTCGACTTCAGCAAGCTGAGCCTGCACCTGTTTCGGCAACGCCATTTTGATCTCCTCAAAGCACCAACTCTGTTTTGCAGCGCCCGTAGTATGCTGCTCCCGTCATGGTGTGCTTCAGTTTACCTTATCACCTTGGCCGACTCTTCAGTCGCCCTCAGCAAGTCTTCAAATGCTTCCGCTCGCCCTTGCAGCCGGTGGATTGAACCCATATCGGCCGCGTAAACCAGCTTCTGCTTTGCTGTGTCCAATTCGGATCGCAGCAACCTGACGAACGCCTCCCCTCCCGGCTCTTTGAGCCTAGCCAGTGCTTTCACCGACTGAGGGTCCGCGTTCTTCAAGTCTATCATGCGTGTAGGCTACCTTGTATGTGCTAACGTGTCAACAGATGTACGCTTTAGCGTCCATTGGGGCGCGCGCTGATCGTGTTGCTCTGGCGTCCGCCCATCGGGGTGCCGTCCTCCTGCAACTGCTGCCCCTGCTGGGCGGCCTGCATCATCTCCATCTGGGCCTGCTGCGCGGCCTGCTGCTGTTGCACAATCTGCTCCCGCGTCGGGACCAACTTGTCGACGTTCGTGTTCAGGTTTCCTGCGAGATCACGCATCAACTCGGCCGTACCCGGCAAGCCGACGATCTGCTGCGCAATCGGGCTTTCGAGGATAAGACGCAGGAACTCGTTCTTCCGCACCGCCTCGGCCTCTTTCACGACCAGAGACATCGCACCGCGCGCCACAACCTGTACGTCGCCGATCAAGTCTGGGTCGTCCGCGTAGCGCAGGTTTCGCTGGTACTGCCGCTCCAGCATCGGGGTCAGCACGTCGTAGTCGATGTTGCCGATCACCTGCTTGATGCTCTTGCCAGCGTTCGAGATCAGCATCGAGAGGCCAGACGAGGTGCGCCCCGCGCCGGGGACGTGTTCGCCAGTCATGTAGCGAGGGATGCCAGACACCTCGTCGGCGATGCCCATGAACCGGTCGAAGACCGCCATAAGCTCCTGCGCGTTCGAGTTCGGCTGGAAGAACGTCATCGGCGGGGAGTTGTCGTTGTAGTCTGACTGCCTGAACTGCCAAATCTTCCACGGGTGCATCTGAGTGATGTCTTCACCGGCAGGGAGGCGGCTGATGTTCACCCCCACCTGCGGCCCCGAGGCGATGCCCATGTTGTTCGCAAGCGCCCGAGCGGCCGCGTTGCACATGTTCTGGGCGTCCATACAAAGGTCAGCGACGCCGTTACCGTCGACCCGCCCCGGCACCTTCTCGTACGACGTCACGTAGTACGGTTTCCGGTTCAGGGGGTCGTAGTTCAGCACCGCCTTGATGACGGTGTTATTCACCATCCAAACTTCGCACGGGTACGACATCTGGGGGTCTTCAATATCAGCCTCATCCATGCCCCAGTCGATGAGGAGCTTGCCGGGGATCGAGTCCCAAAGCTGAATTGCCGCAACGATGTCGCTGTGCGCGTCGTCGAAGTCTTTGCCCGTGGCCGTCTCGATCTCGGAGTCATCGTGCTCAAGCCAGTCGAACGACCCGAGGCCGAAGTCGGCAAGGATCGACCGGACGGAGCCTTCGTCGTAACCCTCGACACCAATCATCGCCTCCACGTCCTCACGTGTGAGGTGGTGCAACTCGATGCAGGGCATGCTCTGGACGTCATCGCCCCACGGTGCCCAGTAGAACTTGTACGGGTCTACCCGCTCCCACTCGTCGCGCAGCACATCCATAGCGGCCATCCCGCCCTGAACGTACTTCATAGCCTTGCGTTTCCGGGGGATCGGACCCTTCAGGACTGCGTAGGGGAACGTCGCGATGTCGTTCGTAAACTCATAGAGCGCCTTGACGAACCCGCCCTCCATGAGCTGGTCCTCCATCTTCTTCTCCATGCGGCCAACGCGCTTGTCAGCCTCCTCCTTCATCGCCCGCATCGCGGTGTCTTTCATCCCAGAGGCAAGCTGCTGGAGACCTGCGGGGTCGATGGGTGGATTACCGGCCGCGTAATACTGGGCCAAATTCGCCTGCATGATCCCCTGCAAACGCTCTTGCACCTCCGGCGGCACCTCCGGAAGGGGTGTCGGGGCCAGTGCCCACGGCTTGTCAGCGCCGGTGCCCAACAGCGTATCCCGCAGCCATGCAGTGGCTGTACGACACTTCGTCGAGACGATCCCCATGAAGATTTCAGAACCGCCGTGTTCTTTGATCGACGCCAGTTTCTCAGGGTCATACTGCATCGAACGTGCGCGAAGGCACTTCGTCAGGCGCGGCTCGATCTCAAGGCGCTTGTGGTCTCGCATCACCTCCCACCGGCGGCGGACGTGGGAGGCCAACCCTTGGATCATCGGGGTGTTCTGCTTTTCGGCGGCAGACTTCTTCGCGGCGGCCTCTAAGTCAGACGCTCGCGCGACTGGAATCAGTGCGGGACCAAGCTCCATGGCATTATCTCGTGTATGACGTCGTAAACACAGTACCCTTGATATGATTACACGTCAACACATCAGGTCCAGCCATTGGACGCCACCTTGCGGACCTCGCGGCGCTCGTTCTCGACAACCCCACCAAACGTCTCGCCGCCGTCGGCGTGCAGACACAGGTACTGGAACGCATCAGCGATGTCAGACCACGGGTGCGACTTCTCCGGCTTCTCGTCCTTCGCGCCCTTCGTGTTGATCTTGTACCGGTACTTCCCGGCCATTGCTTGGATCAGCGAGGTGGCGTGCGTCGGGTCGATGGTCAGCCCATACTTCCCGTCGACAACCCGCGTCATGTACCGCTCGACCGCCGCGATCCGCGCCGCCACGGAGTTCGTCTTCGCCGGTTTCAGCATAAACCCCTCGGAGCGGTAGATGTCCGCCACCGTGCGCTCGTCTGTCTGCACGCGCTGAAACGCAGCCGGGTCGATGATAACCATCGCGCTGCGGCCGGGGAATTTGTTCGTCAAAAGCGGCTTCAGGCGCTCCTGAATGAACCGCAAAGCCCCCATATCCTCGGAAATCAGGCTGTCGTAGACGATAAGACGCCCATCATACGCCAGTTGGCCGATCACCGCCGCCGGTGTCAGGCCCGCATCCACCCCAATCAGGAGCGGTGAAGAGCTGAACATCGGGGTAATCTCATGCTTCGCTACGTGTGCAGCACGGTCAAACGCCTTGAAAACTGGCTGTCCGGACAGAGATTTACCGAATTTCGCGTGGATGTAGACGTCGATCCAGTCCTCGGTTTTGCCGTGAGCAAGGTTGTCGTAGTAATCATCTGGCAAAAACCTGGTCCAGTCAGCCTCAGGGGCGAGACCACTGGGCTGGATCGTAATGTGCACGTTCTCCGGCGGGTCGGAAATCAGCGTTTCCCAGAACGTGTCCTGATCCGGCGGGTTGGTCATCCCCCACAGGTGCGCGTTCGGCCTGCCGTCGTCAGTCTTGCACCCCACCCCGTTCATCATTTTGTCCGGGTAGCGTCCTACACGGCCCTGCGCGGCGTTGTAGATGTCCGGGTGAATTTCCCTGAACTCGTCGAAGATAATGAAGCTCGCCTGTAGCGACAGCAGTCGCCGGACGTCGTTCGCATCGTCCAGACCCCGAAACAGCACGTCGCACTCGATGTCGCCAACCTTGATGACGAACTTGTACTCTGTCTTGAGGAAATACCCCATGACGCCGTCTGGAATCCACTTGAGAAAGTCTGGAATCGACGTATCGCGCAGCTGCTCGCGCGTGTTCCGCACCCAAATGCACCGGGACCGCCGGACGCCGTCCTTGCAAGGGGCCATCTGCGCCGCATGGTGCAGGATTTTCATGATGCCAGCGGTGGTTTTCGTCGAGCCTACCGGGCCAATCGCCAGTGAGATGAACTTCTCCGAGTAGAAAAAGCCGTCGAGGGACTCGATCACCTCGAAATTGATCTCATGGGGCATCTGTTATGGCCTGACCCTCAATCGTGATGCCGTGGTCGGCGTCTCTGGCGCGTGTGATGTTGATGACCACCTGCGGCCCGCTGTCGGCCGCAACGGTTTTCTCTTCCGGCTCCAGCTTGCCCATCTTGTTCAGCAACTTTTGGAACTCGATCCGCGTCTGCGGGTTGATCGTCGTGCTCTGCATGTGGCGAAACAGGTTGTCGAGGTTCACAGCCCCCATCAGGCGCGCCACGATCTCCATCTTCGAGGGGTCATCCTCGATCTCCTGAAGCTGGCCACGCGACAGGATCGGCTTGGCCGCCAGTTCTTGGGATGTGAGTTTGTCTACCTGATTGCTCATGGTGTCAGATGCTAACGTGTATGTGCTTACTGGTCAAGGATTTGGGTGTGTGAGGTACGCTTGGGGGGTGTGGTCAGTGTCGGAATTAAGTGGGTGAAGCGTGCGTAGTTTGAAAGGGTCTAAAATTTGGGTTGGGGTGTACGCGACACCTAAGGAGTGGGTGGCCCCCCACCCCCGCTCGGTCCCTGTCCCCCCCTGTTTACGCTGCGCCATGTATGAGGCGGCTGACAACCGCCGGACATACTGTCAACGACTGCGCGGCTACCTAGTCACGCGACTGTCGGCACGCGCTGATCCACCGCGCGTAAAAGATACGCGGCTCAACCCTGCCGTGTGGAATATGGGGCTAGTTTTGTGCGACCCAACGCGCGGCGATGCGCAGGGGTGAGCGGATAGCTCATATAGTAGCAGGATGACCGTGGAACCGGCCTGCGATGCACCAGCGGCACCGACTTATTCGGGCAAAGAGTAGTACGCATGACATGGCTACATGTCAGCACTCCAAAGGTGCGCCCTCAGCAGGCTGCTACTCCCCTTCACGCGTATATCTAAAGGCGGCACGGGCAAGCGAAGTGACACATGTGTGTAGCGCGCGCAACGGGCCAACCCGTTCTGGACTTGATCCAGTGACCGCGCGTGCTGCACCGTGTGTCATTGCAGAGCGCATCCATGCCGGGTGTGTTCTGTTTTGACACATGAACCGCGAAAGGGTTTCACTATGCTTACATCTAAGCAACTCAAGGATATGATCGCTTCTTTCGGCAAGACGACTGCCGCCATGCGTGAGGATATGCAGACCATCCTTATCAACGCTGCCGCTCATGCGTATCAGCACGGCGACGTGACGTTCTTTGACACGCTGTTTGACAACGCCTCAGGTGTGAACCGCAAGCGTGCTGCCAAGTGGGTTTACGACTTTGGCTTTGCCACGCTCAACAAGGACGGCAAGTTCAAGCTCAACAAGGATGCTCGCAACAAGGCCGACTTCAGGGACGGACTGGACTGTTACAACTGGCTCCAGCTCAACGCCCGTGCTTGGTATATTGCTGAGGAAAGCATGGCCGACGTGGCTAAGTCCCTCGATGTCGCCTCTCGCATCAACGCCCTCGCCAAGGCTGTCCGCGAAACCGACAGCGGCGAAAGCAAAACCTACAACGCCGTGACCGTCGACGCGGCCGCTATCAACAAGGCCATGGCTGCCCTCAAGGATGCCCTCACTGCCCCCACTGCACCCGCTGCACCCGCGATCCTTCAAGCGGCCGCCTAATCTGCCAACACGTGAACAAGTGAACACTATGAGGGGCTGCACTCGCGGCCCCTTTCGTGTGTCCACCCCAAACCATGCAAGGATATTTCCCATGGGCTACACCCAAGCCATCGACCACACGCTCCTCGAACCTCAGGGTCGCGCAGGTAACGTGGCACGCCTCAGCACGGCGGACCGGAAAGACCGCCAGCGTGCCAGCAACAGGTCTCACGTCGCCACCAGTAAGTTGCGCGCCAAACTCCGCAAAGTGAAAGTGCTGCAAGCCGACGACTCATCGTGGCTGCACGTCGTGGGTGATCGCGTTGTGGCGCGTTTCGCCAGTGTGACGGATGCCGTAGCTGCGCTGCAAGCGCACTGAAACCAGACGGTGTGGGGCGCTTGCGCCCCGCTTCCACCAGAGGGGGCTTTTGCTACAGGCCTCCAGAGCGTAGCAATCAGTGTAGCAATACTAAGTCCCTATAAAATATAATAAATAATGGTCTTTTGCTACACTGCTACACTGCTACAGGCTCCAGCAGAGAGATGCTCTCTGGATTTACTTTGGTTCTTTGGTGGTCTGCGCGCGGAGCGCGCGACATCACTCCACCGAGAAAACCATCTCTCTCCCAGAGAGTGTAGCACTGCAACAGAACTGTGTTTTCAATGACTTACGAGTGCTACACTGTAGCAAAAGGATGTAGCAAAAGCCCCATTTGTAGCAAAACACGGCCAATTGTTAGATGATGACGTGTAAGCATGTTGACAATACAACAATAACAATATGCAGTTATAGGTGTATCAACTGAGAGGACTACCCCGATGGATGACATCACAGGCCAGCGCTTCGGCCGCCTCACCGCCCTACCCGGCCTCGTTGGAAGAACGCAGCCAGTCCGCTGCGACTGTGGCACCACCAAGTCGGTGGACTATTACAACCTCACAAAACACCAAACCGTATCGTGTGGGTGTCTGAAAAAGCAGCCCCGGGCCGGGGCTGGTGATAAGTTCGGCGACCTGACTGCCACTGGTGTAACCTTCGCCCCCGGCGTCCAACGGTTTGCTTGTTCCTGCGGCCGCACCGTAGCGCTGCGCGTGAGCCATGTTCGGATAGGCTTGGCGACCAGCTGTGACGTGTGCGCCGCGAAAGCAAAACCAAACTACAACGCCATGGACGAACTGTTCTTCCAAGGCCGCTCGATCACCGAGCACGCTCGCCGCCAAGACATCACACCAAAAGACGCACTCCTGCGTATCTTAAAATCTCAATCTGCTGACACGTGACCACATCATAAGGAGGCAACCATGCCAGACGAACAACAATTCCGCCCAGAGGACACCCCGTCCGCACTGGCGGACCGCATCGAGTCAGAGAAGGCTCTGGCAGATATGGACGCGGCGCTCATCACACCGTTGTTCTTCATCGCAGCAATCGTCTCACTCATCACCTTCGTGATGGTGATCCTGACCGGAGCACCGACATGACACGCGACAAAATGCTGAAGGTTATCGGCCTGCTGAACCCCGCCACGGGCAGGATCATGAACAACCCCGCTTGGTCTGACGACGACTTGGAAGCCGTGCTGGTCCACGAGGCCATGCACATCAAAGTGCAACGTGATCGTGAAGAGCTGCGCAAATCGCGGCGGCCATACATGAACGTCTACGGGATGGACACACAATGACCGAACAACGACTCATCGACATGCAGCTCGACGCCGTCGCCAAGACGAAGATCGCGGAGATCACCGGGCACGACAAACTCAACGCAGCCATCGGCTACCTCGCTGGGTGGAACATGAGCCTGCCCCACGCCACCATCAGCGGCGGTGTATTCAACGGGAACCCTGAACTACTGGCGACCTACCGCAGCGGCAAGAACGCGTCGGACTGCTACGTCATCGGTGCCATCTGGCACGGCGATCACTTCGGCTTCCACTCGTAGAGAAAGGACACCCCATGTGCACACTTTTACCGACGCAGCTGGCTGCCGTCGCCCGGATAGCCGGGTTTGACGTGCAGCTCTACGACCTCAGGTCCAGAACAGGAAAGCGAGACACCCTCGAAAAAATACTGGACCAAATAGAGGCAGACGAGCACAGGACACGCCGCATCAAGGGGTCTTATGTCTCCCTGAGAGAGATCATCCGCCAGTGTGTTCCGGATTTCTTCAGGGACGGATTAGTTCACC